GCATTTGATTCATATAACGGTTGTACCCAAGTCTTTTAAAGTCTTGTTCTAAAGGACCAAGTCGGCGTTTGGCACGCCTTGTTTGGAACAGCTGGCGGCTGTTCCCGTCGCTTTCATATCTCCTCCAGTCGCGGTACCATCTCTCGTTAATAGGTTGTGGTTGAATGTACCGTCGACCATACGACCGCTGTTCCAGCGCTCCGGTATCCATATGGTCATACATATCTCTAATATGCCTTGGGTACCGTTGCTTACGCTCATGTGCTGAGGCAATCCTGTAGCCTCTTACTTGTGGCCACCATGGATCAGCCATTGTGCACTTAATTGTGTAGTTTATTTCAATCAGTAAGTTCGCTAAGCTCCTCGTGCATCAGCTTCCTCACGCTTTCGCGTTCGTTTTCGTCTACGATTTTATTTACTTCGTCTTCCATATACTGTACAAGATCTTGTACAAGATCATCGTACAGCTCGTGAAAGCGAGCTCCGCATAGTTCTGCTATGCGCTCAAAACTAGCACTCGTCATATCCTCGTGATTTTTTTTGGTTTCTTGCAACATTGCGCAAGATTTTATGATCATGGTTCCCATGCTCAAATCATGTCTTCATATGATACTTTGAGGGTATTACCGTCAACCCAACGACCTGGTAATGTATCAGTGAAACGTGATCCATTCCAATTGTACAAATGATTAGGACCGCTTAGCTCTAATGTCCTCACGGGTCCTAATTGAATGAATGAATCACTGTCGTTGACAGAAGTACCTCCAGCTACACCTTTTGTTTTGATGATTGGAAAGTTCTTGCAAGCAACGTAAAAGACGCCTGTTGTACCAGAACAGACATCACCATGAGATGATGGGACATTAATTGTATTGCCAGCAGCATTATACAATTCATTGGTTAACGTGTTTGCAAGATTCCATTTCGTTGAATCCGTTCTATGCCCAAACCAATTTTGTGCAGATCCAGTTGTCATACATTGGTTATACCTGTAGACTTCAAATTCTAATGTTGGCACATTGTTATTGGCATGCTGACTTCCTGCCGTCACTGAAATTTTCGTTATTCTAACGTTGGTTACAGCCCTTATTTCAAACATGATGCCCAATGCTTGAACAACAGTAGCTCCTGACGGCCTAAGAATACTTCCGATGAAACCATTTCCTTGACCACTGTTTGACAACAATGCATGATCACAACAATATTGAGTCGACGGATCATTGATTGGATTAGGAAATTCAACAGGTGGATCTGGGTCTGGTGTGGGATCTGGATCTGGGTCTGGTGTGGGATCTGGATCTGGATCTGGTGCCACAGGATCTGGATCTGGTGCTTCGTACACCGGTACTGTGCCTACTGCTCCTGGCTCAGGCGCAGGCAAGCCACCTAACGCCCTGCCGGGCATTCAGCGACCAATAGTAGGCACATCCTCGCCAAAGGTGTTATACTCAGTGATGTCGAGTGAAGCTTGCTTTAGTGTTCCTACTTCCACAATGTTTTTGATCGCAATACTGTTTGCAGTATGGCCAACTTGAGGTCGAACCTTCAAAATACATTGGAAAACAGTGCGAACATGACTAGTGTCACCCCAGGTAGGGTTCACTCGAACGTCATCAGCTGCCAATGAAAGAGGATCTTGAGCAGAAAATAAATGATTCAGAGATGTGATTTCTCCATTCAAATACAAATAATCGTTCAGATCTGTTTGATTTGTTGCGCTTTTGTAAAGCGTTGCTCCTTCAAGCGCAATAGTAACCTGGTAAACGCCAGAAGCGTTGGCAGGGAAACAAAAATAGTTCGTTGTTACGCCACCAAATGTACCCTGTTTAACTGCAATATCAAGAGTGTTTTTTGCATGAGGTGCAAGTACAGCAGTTGACCCATCTGCTCTCTCGTCATATTGAGTGCCCAGGATAGTGGGAGCTAAAGACGTTGACATAGTCAAATTCGGAGAACTCAGAGCCCTGAACGACTTAATACCCAGGCCCCTGTTAGCGTGAAGCTTGGGCTTCATCAGCTTCACGGTGTACGCGACGTACAAACATCCAATTTCCTTCGAGGCGAGCTCAGCAGGAATATTGCTTTGCGCAAGGCTAAACGTGCAGTGATCAAAATCACGCTGGTCGTCCGTGGCAAGTAGTCCGCCGAGACGGACAAACTTGTGACCGTCCCCGACAATCTTGCCGGGGTCGGCTTCGACACCATGCGCGAGGCTCTGATGAGCCTGCGTCTGGTTAGCATGAGGATAGCTCTGCATCTCATGCTTGTCCTGGAACTCCTGCGCCTTAAAGTTAAACTTGTGCGCCGCAGTCACGGTACCGTGAATAGTCAGTTCATCGGTCGTGCCGACCATCTTCCTGCCTTCGTATTCAAAGACACACTGGTGAATCTCATATTCCTCGAAGTTGGCAGCAAGCTGCGACAACCACGGAAACACTCGTTCCAGGCCGGGGTTCACAGTCAACGTAGTGACTTCAAACCCGGACGGGGTGGTAGCGCCGACAGTGCCGGCGCCGTAGATCTCCTGAACTAGTTCGCGATGGCTCACCATGAGGGATCCGTCGTAGCCACTGGACCTCATAACCGGGGTGTTAGAAACACCACCGGAAATAAGCTGGTTACCCCGCTTCACTCCGGTGTACATTCCGCGACCCATGTAACCAGAAACTGCACCGTATTTGCCACGTCCGTAGTAACCAACTCGCTTACGCGCGAGTTGTTGTGTTTTGGTTCCCTTGCGCCAAGTGGAACCAAACCTCTTCACGTTCGCAGCAGAACCACGAACGTAGTAAGATTTAGGGTTGTATCGCGAATAATAGAATCGCGACCCCTTCTTGCCGTATTTAGGAGTGTACTTTCGCTTCGCGTAAGCACGTTTGCGAGGGTAACTCGCGACACGGCGTCTTCCATATTTCTCGTAAGGAATATAAGATGCGCGGGGTTTAGATCCGCGTTTCATAGCACCGTACATAGCTGGACTAAATGGGCCAGCAAAGGGTTGCTGTGCCCAACTCTGTTCGTTGGACATTGTATTTGGATCAGGCAAGTCAACGTAACGTTCTGCTGGATGCAGTGGCTCGACTTGCGCGTCGTAGAATGACGATGGAAGCTGCCTTTTCTGCCCCGATGTATTGTCAATATCCATCTTTAAAAGATCGTTCATCGACATAACTTCACCATCG